ACGCACAGAGCGTGCGGCGTCCGGAGGACCAAACCTCCGGACGCCGTTTTTTTTGTGAGACAACGAACCATATCGGCACATTTTGCTTGACATCGTCACGATCATTTGGCACATATCAGGAACGCTGACGAAGTGTGAGTCGCCGGGGCGGAGCACCGGTGGGGCAAGCCGAAAGGATCGGGATGAAGTGGTTCGGACGAAAGGCCGGGCGGGAAGCCGCTCGGCCGGCGCTGGCGCGCGGCTTCGGCATGGCCTTCGGCTCGGGCGAGTGGCCGAGATCTTACGAGGCGCAGGTCCGCGATGCCTTTCAGCGCAATCCGATCGCCCAGCGTGCCGTGCGGCTGGTGGCCGAGAGCATCGGCGGCGCCCCGCTGGCGAGTTCGGATGAGGAGGTCGCGCAGCTGCTCGCCGCAACCTCCGGTGGGCAGGGGCTGCTCGAAACCGTCGCCGCGCACCTGCTGCTCCATGGCAATGCCTATGTGGAGATGCTGGCCGGGACGGACGGGCGACCCCAGGAGCTGTTTGCCCTGCGACCCGATCGGGTGTCCGTGGAGGCCGACGCGCGTGGGTGGCCGGGCGCCTATCTGTACCGGGTGGGCGATGTGACGCAGCGGATCGAGCCGGAGCGGCTGATCCACATCCGGGCCTTTCATCCGACCGACGATCATTATGGTCTCGGTTGCCTTGGGGCAGCGTCGGGCGCGGTGGCGATCCACAATGCCGCGACCCGTTGGAACAAGGCGCTGCTCGACAACGCGGCGCGGCCGTCCGGGGCGCTGGTGCATGACGGGCCCGACGGCGCGGTGCTATCCCCGGATCAATTCGAGCGGCTCAAGAGTGAGCTCGAGGCCCAGTTCCAGGGTGCCGCCAATGCCGGGCGGCCGATGCTCCTGGAAGGTGGCCTTCGCTGGCAGGCGATGAGCCTCACGCCGGCGGACATGGATTTCGTCGGGCTGAAGGCTGCGGCAGCGCGGGAGATCGCGCTCGCCTTCGGTGTGCCGCCGATGTTGCTGGGGCTGCCCGGCGACAGCACCTACGCGAACTATCGGGAGGCGAACCGATCGTTGTGGCGGCTGACGATCCTGCCGCTGGCGGGGAAGATGCTGGGCGCCGTCGTGCAGGGGCTAAGACTCTGGTGGCCGGAGCTGAGCCTTGCCGTGGACGTGGATCGGGTGCCGGAGCTGAGCGAGGATCGGGAGCGGCTGTGGGCGATGGTCGCCGGGGCGGACTGGTTGAGCGCCGAGGAGAAGCGGGTCGCGGTGGGGCTTTAGGTTCATAGCCCAGGGCCCTCACCCCGCTCGCGCTCGCACGCGCGAGTCGCCCTCTCCCTAAGAGGGAGAGGGAAGGAGATCTTCATGAACGACAATCTTTTGGCTTCCCTCGTCGCGCAGGCGGAGGGGGAGGGAGCTTCACGCGCGTGTCTGCGCGGCGTTATCGAGGAGGCGTCGGAGATCGGCGCGCGGCGGGCGCTCGCGTCGCTGGGGCTCGAAGACGAGCATGATCGGTCAAGTTGCGCGAACCGTTGCGCCCGGGCTCGGCATGTCGATCGGCTATCGGGTGCGGGCCGCGCGAGACCTGCCGCAAGGCCGCGAGCTGCTGGATTTGGATCTGATCGAAGTCAGCCTGGTGCGGCTGCCGATGCAGCCTTTGGCGCGAGTGATCGCGGTCGAGTGAGTTTTCCGGGGCGGTGCCCCACCTCAAGGAGAAAATGATGGAACAGGTGACGGGCTCGCTCGAGGCGAGTTTCGAGACGATGACGCATGCGTCGGCAGTGGAGCGGCCGGCGCTGAGCGGGGCGCGCGTGTCCGGCGGGCGCGAGGCCTTTGTGGACGGTTATCTACGGCGCGGATCCGAGATCGAGCTGAAGAGCTTCAGCGGGGCGAGCGGCGGCGATGGCGGCTATGCCGTGCCGCGCGAGATCGACGCCGCGATCGACCGGACCTTGACCGCGATCTCGCCGCTGCGGCGAATCGCCAACGTGGTTCGTGTCGGCAGCGCGGGCTATCGCAAACTGGTGACGACCGGCGGCACGCCCTCGGGATGGGCATCGGAGACCGGGGCGCGCAACGAGACGGCGACGCCCACGTTCCAGGAGATCGCTCCGCCAATGGGTGAGCTCTACGCCAACCCGGCGGCGAGCCAAGCGATGCTGGACGACGCCGCGTTCGACGTCGAGGGCTGGCTGGCTGGCGAGATCGCGACCGAGTTCGCTCGGGCCGAAGGTGCCGCATTCGTGAGCGGCAATGGCGTCAACAAGCCCAAGGGCTTCCTGACGGGAACGCCGACCAACGAGGCGGACGGGGCACGCGCCTTCGGCACGCTGCAGTATCTGGCGACGGGATCGGCGGGCGCTTTCCCCGCGTCCAACCCGCAGGACAAGCTGATCGATCTGATCCAGTCGCTGCGATCGCCTTATCGCCAAGGCGCAGCGTTCGTCATGAACTCGGCGACCCTGACGCGCATCCGCAAGTTCAAGACGACGGACGGCGCGTTCCTGTGGCAGCCGGCGATGGCGAGCGGTCAGCCGGATACGCTGCTGGGCTATCCGGTGATCGAGGCCGAGGACATGCCCGATATTGCCGCCGACAGCTTCTCGATCGCGTTCGGCAACTTCCGGGCGGGCTACCTGATCGCGGAGCGGCAGGAGACGGTGATCCTGCGCGATCCGTTCACCCACAAACCGTTCGTGCATTTCTATGCCGTCAAGCGGATCGGCGGTGCCGTTACGAACAGCGAGGCGATCAAGCTGCTGAAGTTCTCGGCGAGCTGATTGGGGGCGGTGAGGGCGCTGTACCACGGCGCCCTCACCCCGCTCGGCCCCGCAGGGCCGAGTCGCCCTCTCCCTGGGAGGGAGAGGGTTGGAAGATGGGAGATTCTACATGGCTGATGCTTTTGCCGGGACCGCGGATGCGGTGTTTGCGCCGGCGACGCGAGGCGTGGCGGTCGTGCCGCACGATACGAACGCGCTCGCCGATATTCCGAAGGCTCTGTTCGTCGGCGCGGCCGGCGACGTGGTCGCGCGCGGCGTCAACGATACCGGCGACGTGACGTTCAAGAACCTGGCGGCGGGATCGGTGCTGCCGTTCCGGGCGCGGTTCGTGCGGGCGACCGGCACCACTGCCTCTTCGATCGTGGCGCTCTACTGATGTGGATGCTCGGCGTCGGCCTGGGACCGTCTCGGCGGCTGGCCATCCCGTTGCCGGTCGCAGCCGTGACGTCGCTCGAGATTCTGCCGGCCGCTGGTCTGCAGGCGGCGGACGGCGCGGATGCGGCAGACGCCAATGGCTGGGTGGCGAAGATCGTTCTTCCGGACACGGGGCTGACGGCGTTCGACCCGACCAAGATCGCGCTGACCGTCACCGACCCCGGCTACACCTCGCCGGCCCCGTCACCCAACGCGACAATCGTACGCACAGTCCGAGGCGGCGCGGTGCTCCGGCGGCAATATCCGAATGAGGCCACCGCGTTGAACGCCGCTAGCGGCGGAGTGCGGACGATCTACTTTTCGCTGGACGACTGGGTGTTCGGCGGGTCGACGATCGCCGGCGTCCAGGCCGAGACAGGCTTTTACGGCGCCGCGCAGCACGGAGCGATCCCGAGCGCGGTCAACAGCTCCACCAAAGCATATTACAAGCCGCTGGCTGGCTGGGCGTCGCTGCAGCACGAGCGTCGAACCGGCGATTTCCAGCCCGAACTGGTCGTCACCCATCTTTACGGGATGAACGGCCGCATGGCGGCGGGCGTCCGCTTCTCGGCGACCGATGAAAGCGGCGGCGCGAGCGGTGACATCGACGTGACCGCGACGGCTCTGTCAAACGAGCAGACCCAAGGGCCGCCTTTCGAGGTATTCCGGCCGACCATCGCCCTCACGAACATGGCGCAGGGGCATCGGTGCATCCTGAACGCCAAGGTCTATCCCTGGCTCGGCGATGCCTCGGCGGTGCTGGACTTGGCGGCGGACGGGATTGCGACGACGGGCGATTGGTCGAATGGCAATCCGCGCACACCGTTGCGTTTCTTCTGCGACAAGACAGGCGCCTATGGCGGTGCCGTCGCGGTGGTAGAGAGCGGGGCCAGCGGCGGGGCGGTGCAGGCGACCCTGGCCGCGGCACGAGCGACGCCCTTTCCCACGCTGGAAGCGGCCTATGCAGCACTGCCGGCGTGGAACCTCGCCAACAAGGGTCACAACGACTGCGGCGGCGCCGACATCTACGCGCGAAACGCCAGTGGCGCGCCGGTCAGCCTGGCGATCGGGGCGAGCATAGCATCGACCGCGGGCAAGACCTGGGTGAACGTGCGTCTGGATCCGCAGAACAATGCCGGCTTGAGCTTCAGCCTCGCGGCGGCGCGCGCGCTTCCGGCCTATACGCGGCTGATGGTGCCGGTGGTGCAATCGGCCACCGGATCGATCGATGCCAGCCAAGTCTGGAAGCCGTGTGCGATCGAGGCGACGACGCTGAGCTGTGGCGGCACCTCGCCGATCCACTTCCGGCAACCGGCGATGATCTATCGGAACCTGACGATCACGGGCCTCGGCTCGGGTATGTCGAGTCCGCTGGGAGCAGGCGGCGCAACCAGGCAGCAGGTGGCGCAGGTAATGGGCGTGATCTGCGAGGACGCGACGGCAGACTTTTCGGCCGACGGCATGTTTTCGATCTACGGTTCACGGTTCAAGCGATTCAGGTTTGCCGATGCGAGCCGAACGTCGAACCTCGCCCTCGACAGTTTCGACGGGTCGCACTTCGTCTCGGCGATGTTCCGGGACATCCGATCGACCTCGGCCTGCTCGATCGGCGGGGCCAACGCGATCTCGACCGGGTTCCATGCCGTAAACGTGGTCGTCGAGGGCACGGCGACCGGCGGCAACGGGGTCTGGAAGCTCGGAGGAGACGGCGACGTGCTCGCGATGGATAACGTGCTGGTCGCATATTCGACCGTGCCGGGAACAGATACCGCAACTGCGAGCGTCCAGCGCTTCAACTTCGGTTATACCGACGTGGCCGGTGCGGTCGGCATCGTGAAGAACATCGCGATACGGTTCTCGGTTCACCATCAGGCGAACATCAAGACAGACACCTTTACGACGAACACGACGCTCACGGGCCGCACCAAGAACTGGCCCTCCCGCTATGGCGTCAGACACCGCGGTAACGTGCGGGTGCGACCGGACGCCGGCGGTGGCGCGTGGAGCGGCGAGCATGTCGGCTTCGGGAGCGTCCTGAACGGCGGGACCGTGGGCTTCGTCGACAACAAGGCCGGCAACGGCGCGGCTGGGAGCGGGAGCTACGCGCTGACCGGACCCACGAACATCGCGTTCGGCCGGGTGCCGGCCGGCGCGGCGATGTGCAGCTATGATCTGGCCGGCCTGCCTCGACTTGGCGACGGCAGCGGCGCGGCGGGCGCCTACGAGCGAAGCTGAACGGCCACCTTTCGGGAGTGACGGGATGGAAAATCAGATGCTGCCTGCGGGCGGCAGGAGGAGCCGCGCATGCTGACCTTGGCGGAGTTTGCGGGCGGGGAGCTCGCCTCAGCGCGAGAGGCGGTCAAGGCGTACGCCCGCGTCGAGCAAGCGTCGGAAGACGGGATGATCGAAACGCTTTGCGGAACCGCGCTGCTGCTGTGCGAAGCATTCTGCGGAAGGATCGGGCTAGCTCGCGAGGTGGTGGAGGTGCTGCCGGTCTCGAGCGAATGGCAGAAACTGGGCGCACAGCCGGTGCGGGCGATCACGGCGATGGAAGGGTTGCCGGCGGCTGAGCCAGCGTTTTCCCTGCCGTCCGACAGCTATTCGATCGACATCGACGCGGATGGGTCGGGTTGGGTGCGGGTCGTGCAGCCGAGCGCAGCCGGCCGCTTGCGAGTGACCTACGACGCCGGAATGGCTGAGGGTTGGGACGCGCTACCCGACCCGTTGCGGCAGGGTGCCGTTCGACTGGCCACCCACCTCTACGTGCACCGGGACGACGAGCGGGGCGGGTCGCCGCCGGCGGCCGTCGCGGCGTTGTGGCGCCCCTGGCGGAGGGTCATGCTGTGAAGCGGCTTCAGGAACGCGCCGAGCGCCTGGCACGGGTCGCGACGGAGCGGGCGAAAGCGAAAATCGTCCGCACTCTGGAGGTGCCAGGCGTAGAGGCAACCAGGACCGAGCAGGGTGTCGTCCTGGCCGGACGCGGGCTGCTGCGCCGGGTCGTGACCGATGAGCGACTGCGCTGGATCGGAGGCTTGCTCCGATGAGCTTCGACCTTGTCCTGCAGGAGCAGGTGCTGGCGGCGCTGCACGCAGAGACCGAGATCGCGTCGACCGCCAACGGAGTGTTCCTTGAGCGACCGGTGAGGGCATCGGTCCCTTACCTGGTGCTCGGACCGCTCGTGGTCGCCGATTGGAGCGTGAAGGACGCTGCCGGCCGTGAGGTGCGCATCGCCGTACAGGTTCATGACGCCGGCGAGAGCTGGTCGCGGGCCGTGCAACTACAGGGTGCTGCGGCCCGAGCCCTGCAAGCACTGCCAAGGGAAATCGAAGGCTGGCGACTTGGCTCGGTGACGATGCTGCGGTCCCGGACGGCGCGCGACGGCACCACGGGCTGGGTCGGGCTGGTCGAATATCGCGTGCGGGCAATGGAGATTGGATGATGGCGATCGAACGGGGAAGCGCATTTCTTTTGAAGGTGGGCGATGGCGCGCCGACGCCGGCATACGCAACCGTGGCTGGCCTTCGCACGACGCAGCTGAGCATCAATGGCGACACCGTCGTCGTCACCAACAAGGGTTCGGGCGGGTGGCGCGAACTGCTGTCCGGGGCCGGCGTCCGATCCGTGTCGGTTTCGGGCGCCGGCGTGTTCACCGGATCGGCGGCGGAAACCCGGCTCAAGAGCAACGCGCTGGCGGGGCTGCTCGATGATTACGAGTTGAGCTTCGAAAGCGGGGAGCGGATGCGGGGCAAGTTCCTCGTCTCCCGGTTGGACTATGCCGGCGATTTCAACGGCGAGCGCAGCTATACGCTAAGCCTGGAAAGCTCCGGGCAGGTGGTGAGCCTGTGACGACGGCGAACACGGTCCGCGGGGAGGCCAGCCTCAGAATCAACGGATGTGAGCTTGTGCTGCGGCCGAGCTTTGCGGCGCTGGTGGCGGCCGAGGAGGAGCTTGGGCCCCTCTTCGCGCTCGTCGATCGAGCCGCAGACGGTCGGCTCAAGATGAGCGAAATGGCCGGCTTATTCTGGCACTGCCTGAGAGAGCGACCTGCCGAAATGACGCGCGAGGCGTTCGGCGAAGGGCTCGCGCTGGGAGGGGTGGTCCACGCCACGCCAGCCCTGAAACAGCTCCTGCGGCAAATCCTGCAAGGCCAGTGAGCGAGCATTTCGGCGCGGCAGCAGCGCGCCTGGCGGGCATCGCCGGCGTCTGGTTCGGTTGGGCGCCGGACCAATTCTGGTCCGCTACGCCCGACGAACTCGCATCGCTGTTCGCGGCGACGCTGCCGAACGGCGAGACCCCACCGAACGCCGAAGATCTGGCGCAGTTGAGGGAGCAGCATCCCGATGGATGAGGAAATCGAGCGATTGGTGGTTTCGGTGCGCGCCGACACACAGGGTTTCGCGCGCGACGTACAGACGATGCGTCAAGAGCTGGACGGCCCGCTTGCCGGCGGAATGGAGCGAGCCGGCAGGGCGCTGGAAGCCGGGCTGGCTCGCGCGGTCCGGACCGGTAAACTTGGTTTCGAGGACCTGAAGAGGGTCGCGCTTTCCGTCCTGAGTTCGATTGCGACCAGTGCGATCCGATCGGGTATCGGCTCGATTTTTGCCGGGGTCGGGGGTGGCCTGAACATCTCCGGCCTGCCGGGGCGGGCGACCGGAGGCCCGGTCGCGCCTGGACGAGGCTATCTTGTCGGAGAGCGCGGACCGGAGCTGTTCATGCCCGGATCGGCCGGGCAGGTTTCGCCTATCTCACAAGGGCCGGCACGCGACGTGCGGGTTACGATCAACCTGCATGCGCCCTCCGGCACGGACCAGACGCAGTCGCTGACCCGGTCGAGCCGTCAGATTGCGCGGGCCGTGCGGCGCGCGCTGGAGGATTGAGATGGCCTATTGGCTCGCCGATCGGCGCAATGGCCAGGACACCAGTTGGCTGAAACGGTTCGATGCCCGCTTCTGGACCGTGGACTTTCCACGCCCGATGATGGCTTCGGTCGTGACGACATCGCACGATACGCTTCGTGTGGACGCATGCTTTTACCGAAAGAACGATCTGGCGGGCCTGATCTGGTGGTCTGAAGATCGTTACGATCATCCGCTGCTCGGCTACGAAACCTCGCGCGATTTCCGGACGTGCACGCTCAGCTTTCGCTGGCGATCGGCCGGCGTGGTCCCGCTGGATGCAGTGCATGGGCCCACGCTGACGATCGAGGGGCGCGACGCCGATGGCGAACCCGCGTCGTGGTACGTGCGCCTTTGGAACTATGCGACGGGCACGCCGGAAGATGCGGAGATCGTACTCGATTTCGCGGCGTTGCAAAGCGGGTTTAATTTTCCCGGAGCGGCGGTCTGGGCCGGCGATGTGGACCGGATGTTCATCTCGCTCGCGCCCCCCGGTTATGACGAGGTCGGAGGCGAGCTGGCCATCGCCGTCGAAGGCTGGGCCGAGCTGTCGCAGATCGCATGCTCAGGATCCGGCTCCGTGCTCGAGATCGGCGACGTGCTGCTGCCGCCGCACCGGCTTCGGATCGCGACGGGCTATGACGATGCCTATCATCTGACGCCGGCGCGATTGCTGCGGAATATGCTGCACCTCGGCTATCGTGCCCTGATCAATCACTATGTCGGGATGAGCCACTATTTCCGCCTGGCAGGCGGGTTGGTGACGAGCGTCGGCGGCGTACTGAACGCGCCGTGTGCCGCGTGGCATCAGGATTTTGCGCAGCGGGCGAAGGCGCTCGGATACGAACTGATCCTGTCCCTCTCGTACGAACTCTTTAACGAGCATTGCCCTGCAAGCTGGAAGCAGCGCGCCGCTGACGGCAGCCCCGCGCTCACCGGCTGGGTGCCGCCCTCGACCTTACTGTCCCCGGCCCATGCCGGAGCTATGTCGTACTTGCAGGACGTGGCGGCCTCGTTTGCGACGATCGCACAAGATTCTGGCCTGCCGGTGCGGTTTCAGGTCGGCGAACCCTGGTGGTGGCTCGATGCCGACGGCGAGCTGTGCGTTCACGATGAAGCGGCCAAGGCGGCGCATGGCGGGATCGCGCCGACGCCGGAGCAGGCGGGCACGTCGCTCGCCGCCTCGACCACAGCGCTGACCAACGCCGTCAAGGACGTGGTTCCGGACGCGGAGACTCTGATCCTCGTCTATCTGCCCACGGTACTCGGCCGCGTCGAGCATCTACCGGCGCTCGTACCCGCCGAGTGGGCGACTCCGGCCTTCGATGTGCTGCAACTCGAAGATTATGACTGGGTGACTTCGGGGAACATGGCTGCGGGGCGACGCGGGGCAGACGCAATGACTGAGCGGCTGGGCTATCCGGTCGCCGAGCAGCATTATTTGAGCGGATTTGTCTTGAGGCCGGAAGACGCCGCTCAGTGGAAGCAGATCGCGGAGGCGATCGAGCGCGCTCGCGAACGCGGCGTCGCCGAGGTGTTCGTGTGGGCGTTGCCGCAAGTTCTCCGTGACGGGTTCACCTGGTTCGATGAGGAGAAGGACGTGGACGCCTTTGCCGATGTGAGCTTTCCTCTCGAAATCGGTCGGGAGGCGAGTGTCGAGGCTGTGACCTCGACCGCCGTCGCCGCCGGAGCCGGCGGACGAGAGCAGCGCAACACCGAATGGGCGGAGGCGCGATTGCGCTTCGATGCCGGCCCGGGCGTCCGATCGGACCGGGACCTGGCCGCGTTGCTGTCATTCTTCAGGGCGCGACACGGTCCGGCGCAGGCATTCCGTTTTCGCGATCCGTTGGATGGAAGCTCTGCGGAGCCCGGCGAGGAGCTGTCGCCCTATGATCAAATCATCGGCATCGGCGACGGCGTCGAAACATCCTATGCCCTGACGAAAAACTACGATGGCGTTGCTCGTCGGATCACGCGACCGGTCGGCGCCACTGTTCGATTGGCGATAGATGGTGTCGAGACATCAGCCTGGAGACTTGGGCCACTTGGACTCGTCGAAATGGACGAGGCGCCGGACATGGAGGCGATCGTTACGGCCGGCTTCCGCTTTGATGTACCGGTCCGGTTTGCCGAAGACCGGCTTGCGGTCAGCCGCGCGACATTCGAGGCCGGGGACGCCGTTTCGGTTCCGCTGATCGAGGTCCGGGAAGCGTGAGCGGCTTCTTAAGCGGCGACGTGACAAGTTTCGCCTTTTGCTGGCGGATCGAGCGCCGCGACGGCGTAGCGCTGGGTTTCACGAGCCATGACAGGGACCTCGAGCTTGAGGGCTTTCGGTATCGATCAGCGCCGGGCATCTCGCCCTCTGCGATCGAAGCGGGCGATCCGCTGACGGGCGAGGCGCCGGACATCGGTGGTGCCCTATCGAGCGGATCTTTCACAGAAGATGATCTGAGTGCCGGACGATGGGACGGCGCGCGAGTGAAGCTCTTCGCTGCCGACTGGCGTGATCCGACGCAGCACGTCCAAATCATGCGCGGCGAGCTGGGCCCGGTCACGATCGAACGCGGGCGATTTTCCGCTGAGCTGAAGGGGGCGGGGGCAGCGTACGACCGACCGATCGTGGAGACTACATCGCCCATGTGCAGGGCGCAGTTCGGCGATCGGCGTTGCCGGGTTGGTCTTTCCGGCTACTCCGCCCTGGCTACGATCGTCTCCCACTCAGATCAAACGATCCAGATAGATCGGGTTGAACCGGTCGCGAATGGTTGGGGTGGCGGTCGGGTGCGATGGCTGGATGGGCCCAATGCCGGTCTGGGCATCGGCATCCTGTCTAGCTCCGGAGCAGAGCTGCAGCTGGCAGACGCTCCGGCGTTCGAGCCGGTCGCAGGTGAACGCGTCTTGATCGAGGAAGGGTGCGACAAAAGGTTCGCCACGTGTCGGGGTCGATTTGCCAATGCCGACAACTTTCGGGGCGAGCCGCATTTGCCGGGCATCGACCTGTTGACGCGATATCCAGGCGAGTGAGCGAGGTCGAGGCGGCCGCACGCCGGTTGGTCGGGTGCCGTTTCCGGTTGCACGGTCGCGATCCCGCAACCGGGTTGGATTGTGTGGGTGTCGTCGCTTGCGCAACCGGACTGGAAGCCGTCAGCGGCTATGCGTTGCGGACCGCAAATGCCGATCGGGTAATACGCCTGATCGAGGCGGCTGGGCTGCGGCGCAGTGCGTCGGCGGCGGCCGGTGACGTGCTGCTGATGCGGGTCGGCGCCTGCCAACTTCATCTCGCGATCAGGACAGGGACCGGCATCGTTCACGCTGACGCGTCTTTACGGCGCGTCGTCGAGCGGCCGGGCGTCCCGGAATGGGAGATTATCGGATCATGGCGACTTTAGTATTGACCGCGGCGGGGTCGTTGCTCGGCCCGGTCGGTGGCGCTGTGGGGGCTCTCTTTGGACAGGCGATTGATAACCGTATTCTGCAGCCCAAGAGGCGGTCTGGACCTCGCCTGCAGGATTTGCGCGTCCAGACCTCGAGCTATGGAACCAGCGTGCCCAAGCTGTTCGGCTCGATGCGGGTGGCAGGGACGGTCATCTGGTCCACGGACCTGATCGAGCATCGATCCCGCAATGGAGGCAGCAAGGGGCGGCCGTCGGCAAACACATACAGCTATTCGGCGTCGTTCGCCGTGGCCCTCTCGTCGAGGCCGATCATTCGCGTCGGGCGCATATGGGCCGATGGCAACTTGCTGCGCGGCGAAGCGGGCGACTGGAAGCACGAGACCGGCTTTCGTCTGCACACCGGTCACGAAGATCAAGCTCCAGACCCATTCATAGTCTCTGCCGAGGGAAGTAAAAATACGCCGGCTTACCGAGGTCTGGCGTATGGCGTGTTCGAGAACATGGCACTGGAGCCGTTCGGAAACCGCATACCATCGCTGACTTTCGAAGTTGAGGCGGACGCCGACGCCGTACCGGTGGGAACGATCCTTTCCGAACTAACCCGCGGGGGAATTGCTGGCGGAGGTGGCGCGTCTCTGCAGGGCTTCGCTGCATCCGGAGATGATCTTTCGCAGCTCGTGTCCGTCCTTGCGCCGGCGATCCCGGTTGTCCTCCGGGAGCGCCCCCAGGACCTGTTACTCGTCGAAGACGCCGAGCCGGCTATGTTGATCGGGCGTGAGGAAGTCCCGGAAGACAGTCGTAGCCGGAGCCTTGCACGCGAACCTGCGTCCTCATCCATCACCATCAGGCACTATGATCCATCGCGAGACTATCAGGTCGGCGTGCAATCGGTGGGGGCTGGCAGCGGAAAGGCGGAACACATCGAGCTACCCGCCGTGCTCAGCGCACAAGAGGCGCTGTCACTCGCGCATCAGACCATGGATCGCCGCCGCCGAGAGCGGACTCGACTTTCGGTGCGATGCGGCTGGAAGCGGCTGGACATCTTTCCCGGCAGCACGGTCGCGTTCGCCGGTGAGACTTATCCATGGCGCGTCCTTCGCCGCTCGATCGATCGCGACGGTGTCCAGCTTGACCTGCAAAGCTGTCGGCCTGTCAGTCGGCCCCTTCTCGCGGTCGATCATGGCCGCAGCGTCAAGGCTGTCGATCGATATCACGGAGTCACCCGCCTCGCCCTGCTCGACCTGCCGTCCATGACCGACGTGCCTGATTCTTCGCCGGCTGTTCAAATCGCCGCCTGGGGTGATAGTCCCGGCTGGCGTCGCTCCAACCTGTTTGTCAGTCAAGACGACGGAAGCAGCTGGGAGCATATCGGGCGTACGGCGGCGCCTGCGATCGGCGGTGTGGTCGAGAGCGTCCTGGCCAGCGGACCCGCTGCGGTGTTCGACAATGTAAACTCCTTCGTCGTTCAACTCGCCCACTCTGACATGCAACTGGAGGATGCGGATGATCGGCGCTTGCTCGGGGGCGCCAATCTGGCCGCCGTCGGGCATGAGCTCGTCCAGTTCGGACGAGTCGAACCCTTGGGCGAGCGTCGGTGGCGCCTGTCGCGGCTGCTGAGGGGGCGCCACGGAACGGACTGGGCGGTCGCGGGGCACTCGTCCGAAGAGACCTTCGTCCTCATTGAGCCCGGGACGCTCGCGGTGCACACCTTGCCGCTCTCCAGCTTGGGCGCGAGTGTCCGGGTGACGGCCTCAGGACTAGGAGACCCGTTACCCGTCGAGCGGACCATCACTGTTCGTGGTGAGAACGTAAGACCGCTCAGCCCTGTGCATCTCGTGGCTCGACCGACTCCCGCCAACGCGTTTCATGTGTCTTGGGTACGGCGAAGCCGATCAGGCTTTGCCTGGAGCACAGTAGAGTCACCGCTGGGCGAGCAAGACGAGATCTACAGCGTCACGATCCGACGTGTGAACGGAGACCAGCGGAGCTTCGAGACCGCCGAGAGGCAGTTCATATATGGTCCTGACGCCATGGCGACGGACAGGGCCGTTGGCGACCATGTGGACATCCTCGTCGCTCAGATCGGCTCCATGTCCGTTTCGCGCCCGGCCACCCTGCGAATCAGCATCTGA